TGCCCTTGGGGCCGGATGCGGTAGCAGACGGCGTGTATGGGCCTTTCACTGTGCTTAATGATTCTGTTGAAATATCATCTTCGCTTTCTGGCGGGACTACTTACACAGATATTCCAAACTATTCTATCACGGCTGTTGATTCGGTCGCATCGGTCAATCATATCAGAGATTTGTCAGACAGTACAAGCACAAATCCTGCTTATTCATGGGGCGTGAAAACTATTCCAAATGTGGGACTGTTGGGCGCATCATTGAAACTTACGCCAGATTCGGACTTGATACTTTTGGACAGTGGCAATGCGCCAGTGGGCGTTACAGTCGCTAGTTCAAGTATTACCGTGGGGGGTACTTATACCTCTGGATTGAATGGCATGAAACTTTTGAATAAAAGAATGCTCATTGACGGCAACATACCAAACGTCACTATCAAAGATTTTTCGATCAATTTTGATAGCAACGGAAGAGATTTGTTTAGTTCCGGGGCTGTTATCAGAGTGTATAACGGCGGGGCGATTAAAGGACTTCGCAGATTCAAATACGAAACGCCTGCCGATTATGGATACCTAGACCAAGTTTTGCGTTTAGAGGGTACAAACGTACTCGATTCTGTATCAGATTTTTATTCACCTATTTGCGGCGGCGATTGGTTGAAGAACCAATGTGACGGAACCCCGATAACAATTAGAAATTGTGTATTCGGTCCCGGTGGCGCGCGTGACTCAAATGCCGTGAATAAAACTACATTCGATTCCGCTACAACATATGATGCAAGAGATTATGTTTCATGGGTAGACAATCAAACTTATGAATGTATTTCAGATGGCACAGTTGGCATTCAGCCGGATGTAACAAATAGCTGGTATTTGCGCGACCCTCATGCCGATTGGTCACAATCTGGATTTATCGGCAATGACATGATTATGAGAAATAACGTCTTTTGTTGGGACGGTAGAGGCGGAATAGATTCAGACCTTGCTAATGCTTCGAGCAAAGGCGTTAATATTTTGCGTTGGTTTAGAACTACGGAATCGGATGTTCCTAATCAACCTATCTATTCGAGAAACAATATTTTCTGGCGTGATGGAACGTCTGCTAATAATGCAATTGACATTAGCGCAGGAACTGATTTCGAGACATGGGCGAACGGTCAAGCAATCGACATCACAACTCTATTGCCTTTGAACTATTTCAAGAATGACATTTTTGCCCCAAAATTCAATGCTGGAGATAACGCACACACGAACGTAGGAAATTTCTTTAGTGCGTTCTCGGCTGCTGATCAAATCGCTTTGGATAACTGTATAAATGGTTTCACTGGAATTGAAATTATTTCCCCTTTGAACCCAATAACAGGATTTCCTTATTCAGATGCGGTTGTAGCATCTACTACACCATACACGATTGATAATTTTCCAACACATAGCCCTTATGATCGTTTGGTAGTCGTTTTGGCACACCAAGCAAACGGTACTTTGGGGTTTGAATCTGATTTGGCACAATTTGGTTATACACAATTAATTAACATTCGGGCGTCTGCAACATCATCTAATGCTATGCTAAGTGTTTACACAAGAATGGCAGATTCTAGCAATATGCCAAGCATTGCAGTTAATACCGACCCAAGAGTCGCGGTTGCAATTGTCGGAAACCTTGGGCAAAACAAAAGTATTAGCCTATTAAGTTCTAATGCTCCAAACGTAACCGATTCGGATATTTCTATCCCCGGTGGTTCCGTGGTGGATTCGGATTTGATCGTGTATTACATGGCAAACAGAATTGACAACGACAATAGACAATTAAGATCATTTGCGAATGCCGATTTGCCAGACCTAGCGATAAAATTTGACGATAACGTATCGACAAGTACAGGAGTAGGTGTTTCTGCTCTACACGGCAGAGCGACCGCAACAGGAACTTTGGATTCTGCACAATTCACATTCGAAGAAACGACTCGTATCGCGGGTGCAGCTTTCACCGTGAGAGATAATGCTTTCTTGCCGTCTATGAATGCTGGTTCAAAAAATTGGCGTTGGTATAGCACGAACTTCGACAAAGGCGATCTACTCGCGGCTGAATTGAGGCTTGTAACAGACGATTCAAGTCTGACTCCATCATCTGTTACAGCAAGTGGAGTTTTTTCTGGTTCTACTGCAAATCTTTACGACAGCGATGTATCAACTTTTCTTTGGTTCACAGGTACAGAACCACGTTTTGCGAAGTTTGATTATGCTACAAGTATCGAACCGACACATTTTAGAGTTGCGGCAGATGATGGGCTTGGTGGTCTTATGGCGCGCGAATGGATGTTACAATATAGTGCGGATAGTGGGTCAACTTGGAACACAGTGTTGTATAACGTAAGAGATTCTTTGTATGCAAATTCCGAAAGACAAAAATATGAAATTCCTGCTATTGCGGCAGGAAGTGATGTTCGACCAAAAGTTGAAGTTTTGGGGTATGCGTCTGCGGATGAAATTCTAGCGGCTTCGCAAACCTTTTCTAGTGTTCCATTAGGAACTGCGGATTCTGATCGTGAAATATATGTGATGTTGAATTGTCTGATTATTTCTGGCGCTACTTGTACTGTGACTGTTGCCGGAAACGCTGCAACGGTTATCACAGAAAGTATTGATGGTGTTTCAACAGACGATTATTCTGGCGTATTCAGAGTAAGCGTTCCATCTGGAACATCTGGCGATATTGTAGTCACCTCAACAGGCGGAAATCTTGTTACTGTGGCAATGTCGGCTATAAGAGTTACAGGCGGCGGAACGCCTACGGCTGTACAGAATTTCCAAACGGCAGTATCAGAATTGAATCTAAACATTGCCGTAGAAGAAAATTCAGTTGTGATTGCTCAAGTGATGAACTTGAATGGCATCCCTTGGTCATGGACAGGTGCGACTCCGTTCATATCAAGCGATGCTAGAAGTACAGAATATGTCGGGGCTGCTATTTCGTTGATAGAAGACGCTAACCCTGTCAAAGTAATAACTCCATATGTAACCAGCGGAACGTACAATATGTTTGGTATTGCAACAACGATTCCGCCTGCATAAGAAATGAAAAAACATGAATGATTCAGATTATGTCAAGAGTGATTATGACAAGTCAAAAGAGATTTACCAAAAAATTATCGACAAAGGAATGGAAGCCTTAGACTTGGCAATGCGTGTTGCTGAAGAATCGGAACATCCTAGATCAATCGAAGTGTTAGCCACGTTGATAAAAAATGTGGCAGACACTAACGATAAAATCATGGATTTGAACAAAAAGCGTCGTGACATGGAAGGCCCAAAAAGACCTGAATTGAAGTCTAATAATTCGACGCACCAATATCTATTCACTGGTAAAACTAGCGAAGAAATTCAAAAAATGTTACTCGACAATTTGAGCAATGACGAAGACGTAATTGATATAGAATGACATATCAAAACGTCATTTTGATATAGAATAGTAGATCGTATGAATGAGAAACAATCATATCTAGGCAACATCAATGTAAAACGTGATGGCGTCAAACAGGATTGGACGCAATGGCAAATTTCAGAATATCTGAAATGTATGAAAAGCCCTTCGTACTTTGCTGAAAATTACATCAAAATTGTATCATTGGATCATGGACTTGTCAAGTTCGAACTTTACCCATACCAAAGGGAAATGTTCGACCACTTCAACGACAATCGCTTTTCGATTGTGCTTGCCTGTCGCCAGTCTGGAAAATCTATTAGCGCGGTCGCGTACCTTCTATGGTACGTCTGTTTTCAAAGTGAAAAAACTGTTGCTATTTTGGCGAACAAAGGCGAAACCGCAAACGAAATGTTGTCACGCTTGACTCTCATGTTGGAAAACTTGCCATTTTTCCTTCAGCCCGGTTGTAGGGTGTTGAATAAAAAGTCAATCGAATTCAGCAACAATTCAAAGATTTTTGCGGCTGCGACTTCATCTGGATCAATCAGAGGAAGATCGTGTAACCTGATCTTTCTTGACGAATTTGCATTCGTGCAGAACGCAACAGAATTTTATACTTCGACCTACCCCGTTATTTCGTCTGGTAGTTCATCACAAGTCATTGTCACGTCAACCGCGAATGGAGTCGGGAACCAGTTTCATAAATTGTGGGAAGGCGCTGTACAGGGCGTTAATGAGTATAAACCATTCAGAGTCGATTGGTGGGATGTGCCGGGGCGTGATGAAAAATGGAAAATTCAAACTATTTCTAACACGTCCCAAATTCAGTTTGAGCAAGAATTCGGCAATTCGTTCTTGGGTACAGGCAATACTTTGATTGATGTCGAGACTTTGCTAGGTATGCGCGCGAGCGCGCCATTGGTCACGAAAGGTCCGTTGAAAACATATTCACACCCAAAAGTAGGCAATAACTACATTGCATTAGTGGATGTCGCGCACGGTTCTGGAAAT